CCAGCAGCAACAGCAGTTGTTGAGTAAGCGGGTCCATAACCATTAACTAAGTAGTTTGCGGATGCCCCAGTCCAACGCTGATAATAACGCTGACAAGCGGCTAATTCTCCTTGAATTGTTCCGCCAGCGCGAGTGAACTCCGTTGCTACCGAACCAACCTCTAATTGAACACCAGCAATTTCAAGCCAGTCGGCAGCACCTGCTGTACCTGTTGGAGTAAAACCGAAACCAAAATAGATTTCATTTGTTGTGTTTGACAAAGTTGCGCTTGTTTGGAATCTCTGCCAAGCAGTCGTTGCGCCTGTATAGGTTCCGCCCAAAGGTTGTGCGCTGCCAGTCCAAGCGCCTAAAACTCCGTTTTGATCTGTGCCCGTGCCAGTGTATAAATAAGAATTTATTGTGCCACTCGTAGCAGAAAAATTAGCGCCCACTCTTGCATAAAAAGACAAAGTGATTGTTTTGCCAGCCAAAGGAACTGAGTTTGCAGTTTCAATTACCTGATTTACGTTAAGTTGTGCCGTGTTTGTATTTCCTGAGTCTCTTTGTAATCTAAAAGCGTATTGCAAAAATGGCAAAGTGCTTGAGTTTGTTGCCGTTTGTCTTGTGTATGTACCACCTGACGCACCGCCTGCTCTTCCACAAATCCAACGATCAGCAAGATAAACTCCGCTTGAAGTTGTTGATGTACCGCGTTGCCAAATGTCAAAACCGCCGTTGATTGCAAAGTTACGACCAGCAGCGTTTGTCGGCTGATAGCGCAAACCTGTTGAGGTGGAACTATCTGCTACGAGTGTCTCGCCGTTGTTGCCCACTGCTAGGCGGGCTGGTGTGTCATTTGCGGTTGCGGCGATAAGATCGCCCTTAGCGTCAACAATTGCGTTTTGAATTGCGTTTGAATCGTCTTGTGCAACCCATGTGAAATCCATGTTTGTGTTTGACGCCTTAGCCAAAACCTGTCCAGTTGTGCCACCGAGCAAATCGCCCATTGACGAATCAATTGCGTTGCCAAGTGTTCGGATAGCAGCTGCGCCGTCCTTAACCAAACTTGTGTCGTCTGGTTCTTGCCAGCCAAATAACGGACTAGTAGCCATTTGTTCCCCTTACGCCACAACCGTGGCTTTGTCCCAAGTAAGTGTATTTGAAAGTGTGTTCCATTTTTCAGCGACACTCACGTCCTGCCATTGCATAAATTGCAATGAGAACGCCGTCGGTGAAAGTGTCAGGGTTACGTCCAGTCGATTGTAGGCGGCACGGAAAACCCAGCCTTCGACGAATCCTTGAAAACGACCGTCAACCATGTTGTTGGGCAAGTCCTCAATGTTAAGCGGTAAGCCCATGAAAACGTTCAACAATGCGTCGCGGTCGCCGTCGCTCAATTCCGAGTTGCCAAGTGTAAAAGTGATCGCCTGAAACTGCGCTTGTGGGTATGCCCTCAATGCCAAGTAAAACGCCGCTTGGCTGGTGGCGTCTGCATTGTTGTGCAACGTTGTGCTGATAACGGAAGCCTGTTGACCGTATAGGGCGACGCTTTGGGAATCGGTGGTCGTGACCGTCCCGCTGCGCCACTCAATGCTGACTTTGTTGCGAACGTCTGAAATTCTTGTAATTGTCTGCAAACCGCCGACCAATGCGTCATTGGCTGAAACGTCGGTGTAACCGTTAGTGGCAAGGTAAGTCGTGCGGTGCGTACTGTCGGCATACCCGATCGCCCCTGTTGCGGATTCGTAGATGTAACCGAGTCCAGACGTTGCCAATGCTGAAACCAATGAATAAAAGTCTGTTTCATTTGACGTGCGCGCCATAAGTTCATAATTTCCTGGGCGATCGATTTCACCCAAGCCAACGTTTTCAGCGTTTGCCCATGTCGTTGTTGGATTGTAACTAGCCCACGTTTCGGCTGGTGAAACTTCATTCCAATTGTTGACCAACAAATCTTGCAAAATGTCATAAATCTGATTGCCGTCAAAATCCTTCGACAAAACTCCATTGGTCAATGAACGAGACAATTTTGAAAGTGCGCCAAGTGCCGTGATTGAAATCAGCTGCGTGATACCACCACTGCCCGAACTGCGAACTGAAACGGTCACGTCGGTGATTTCTCCACCAAACAAATTCACAAGATCGCCTGAGGAATCTTTGACTCGAATGATTACACTGTCATTGACCTGTGCCACGATTGCAGCGACGTCAAGGTTGATGATTTCAAACGTGCAATAGCCCGCGCGTGGTTGTGAATAAATGTCTGTTCGACCTGACGCGATTGTCAGGTTTGCCAATGTTATGTTTGCATAATCGACGCCATTAATTTGAAGCGTCCAGTCAGGCGTCCATTGTGACATTTACACGGCGACCAATGCGTTGAATCCACCGCCACCGCGGGCAGATGAATTGTTGAGAATGTCCACGATCTGACGTGCAACGCCTTCTTTGTCCAATGCGCCTGTGACATTGATGTTGTATGTGTCGCCGCTTGTTGCAGCCTCAGCCATGCGGAAACTTCCGGGGTTGAAGTTTGAACCAACTGAAATGCCAGTCGAAGCAGCAGCGGCGGCGGCAGCAGTTTTAGCAGCCGTCGTAACACCGCCACCGCCAGCAGTTCCAGTTGTTGTCCCAGTCGGTACGGTTGGCACTGTCGGAATTGTTGGCGACTTAATTGTCGGCGTTGAAATGCTTGGCACGCTGACTGACGGTGCTGAAATTTTGTTGACGTTAGGCAAAAACGGAATTGCGTTGTACGCACCAATTAAGGCGTTGATTCCAGCAACTGCACCAGAAATCAAACCATTCAAAACCTTGACGACGCCAGCGATCACGTCAATGACACCGCCCGCAATCTTTCCAGCAACTGACAACGCACCGCCCAAAACTGTGCCGATTACTGGTGCAAGGTAGGTTGCAATGTAACCGCCAAATTCTTTGAACGTGTCAAGGTTGTCACCGATTGCGTCTTTGACGTAATTAAACGCCTTGATCAAGCCGTTGATGATTGGCGTGAAAGTGTTGACAATGATGTTGCCCAATGTTGTGATAACTCCACCAACGCCATTGCCACTCAGGCTAAACGCGCCCGAAAACGCATTGATGACTGGCAATGCGTTCAAATTGATGAAGTTGATTAACTTTTCCAAGATTGGAAGCAACGCAAAACCAACGGTTTCTTTGGCTTCGTTAAACGCCACCTGAACGCGTGCAATTCGTCCCGCGTAAGTTTCGGCGTTTGCAGCTGCTGCACCACCAAACAATGCTGAAAGTTTGCCCTGAACGTCGGTGAATGACATTGTTTTGAGTTCGGCTGATGAAAGTCCAATGCCAAGTTTTCCAAGCGCGGCAGTGTTGCCGTCATACGCTTTGCCCAACGCGTTGGCGACTGTTTCAAGCGGTTTGCCTGTTGCAGTTGAAATGTCCAGTGCGGTTGTAAGTAAATCTTGTGCCTTTGTGATGTCCCCAGTTGATCGAACCAAACGTCCCAATGCTGGGCGCAATTCATCGTCAGCAACACCAGTTGCCAGCGACATTTTCAAAATTGATTGTTCGGTTGCCGCTATCTGGGCTTTGGTTGCCCCTGTGGCGTTTTCTAAGGCAAGGGCAAGTTGTGTTTGTGCCTTCTCGTCCTCGATCGCGGCTTTGACGCCTTCAATGCCGATTTTGACGGCGTACGCGCCCGCAGCAGCAGCGGCAGCAACAAAGGCTGCGCCCACCATTTTGCCGACCTTGCCCATTTTGTCGCCAAATGTTTCGACGTCTTTTGTGGCGGTTTTGAGCGATTTGTTGAGGTTGTCAACGTCTCCGAGAATGGAAAGTTTGAGCGTACGACTGCCAGCCATTAGTCAAACTCCTTCACTATCTTTGAAAACGAATTCTCCCACCGTCTGACGATTTCGGGTTGAACCGCGCGCAATGTTGGATAGATAAACCAACCGCGTGACCCGCGACCTTCTCGCCCTGACCAAACTGGGAATTGCTTCAAACGATTTGAACCAAATTCAGCACCGCCCCAAAGTTGCTGGGTCGTACCGCCACCGCTTAATTTTTGACCAGCAAAACCAAAACTGATTTCGCCGATTTTTGACGATTTCGAAACTTTTGCGCCTTCAGCAACTTTGTTGTCCAAACGATTGCGAGTTTTGCCAGCAGCGTCAACAATTTTGCCACGAACCCAAGTTGCCAATTCTGACGTGATTTCTTTTGATTGATTTGTGGCTTCGTCGTCCATTGCTTTGAATGAACGGACAATGGCACGCAATTCCGCCTTGTCATAGGCGATTGCGTCACTTGCCATTGTTCCGTCCTTCCAAGATTTCCAACACTGTCAGAATGTCCTCAGCTGCTTCAAATTCACTGGGCGATAACCCTGTTGCTAGGGCTAATTCCCAAACTACTCTGGCAAGACTTCCGACTGGGTGGCTTTTGGGTTTGCTTCACCGACAATGACTTCCGAAATTGTTTCAGTCCAGACGTCGATCGGCTTGACTGGCTTGCCCGCTGCTTCACGCTTCATGGCGTGATAGGCAAGGAATACTAAATCGGAAATTCCGATTTTTTCCTGTGCCTGTGCAATGGTGTTGCCTGTTGCCTTTTCCCATTTAACCCACTCAGGCGGTGCAGCCGTGTAAGTGACTTGATCGCCGTTTGTGTATTCGATTGTGATTGGTAGTTTCATTTTGTCTCCCGATTGGTTGGTTTTTAACTAAATGTCTCAGTCACGTTGCCCACGACAACAAATGACATTGAAACTGTCTGTGCGTCTGGTGCTGAACCACCTACGCTTGGATAGATTGGCATTACTGTGAACGCGAACACCGCGCCTGTAACGGCGGTCAATGAAACTGCCAATGCGGTATTTGGTGCGGACTCAGCTGCTGCCCATAGTGCCTCGCACAATGATGATGTTGCGCCCCAGTCTGCAAGCATTTCAACGTCGAATGTCCACTGATCGTCAATGCGCTTGTAAGCCTTGCCGTCGAGTGTCTGATAAGTCTCAATGGTTGGTGAGTTTGTCAATGTCGCACTGGTCGCCTGTGCGTCATAGTTTGTTGTCGCAATCGTCAAGACGAGATCGCGACCTGTGATGATTGTCGTTGGCATGATTCTCCTATGTTGTTTGTGTGTAGTACGTCGAAACGTTTATGTCAGCAACCAGCATTGGAGACTGTCCTACTTCCAACACTGTCGGCTTTTCAATGACGCCAACAACGTATCCTGCTGGCATTGCAGCAAGAATTCCCATGATTAGTTTTTCCAGATTGTCTAACGAACCTGCGTTGCTATTCGAAGCAACAATTGCGGTAATTGCAAAATTAAGTTTGACCTGTGTCTTTGCCTTGCCAATTAAAACAACTTCCATGTAAGGCGAATCCGGCACAACGACGATCGCTGGTGGAATTGGTGATTCAGGAACGCTCGGATAGACGTTGGCAGATAGCGCGCTGAAGGCGTTTGCTAAGGCTGCGCGGGTTTCAGAAATGGCGTTGGCTGGCACTACTGCACGACCGTTTCGACGTCAAGGTATGGCATAAGTAATGTGGAAACTCTGTTGGTCAAACTGCGCCCCATGCGATAAGGCGTGCTGGCAAAATCCACGCCCTCGATCTGTCCGCCTGCTGCCACGCGTGACTGAAAGACTTCGACGCTGACTGCAAGAATTGCTGACTCAATTGGCGCACTGTTAGCATAAAGATCAGCTGCTGAATACCCTGAAAGTGTTGCAGTGCCAGTTGGAATGATGTCGCGCAATGTCACGTTGGCGTTTGTGATTGCTGCGGTGAAATGGTAGTCCTTCACGTCAACGACTGTGACGGTTGCTGAAAATGGTGCTGGCAATCCAGTGACAATAACTGATTGACCTGCCACAAAATGATGTGGTCGCTGGGTGTAGTAGTAAGCGACATTTGATACAAGTTTATAAGCGTTAACCGCTGATGAGTTTGAAACCAGCATTGGCAAAATCACCGCTTCGCTGGTGTTGATAATTTCGTCCAGATAAGCGTCACTGTATAAGGAAACGGACACGCCAAGCACCGTACGCAATTGACTCGCAGTAACAATGGCTGGCATGTCCGTTCCTTTCGATCGACTGCGGCGAGATCGGGAGAACCCGCCGCATGATTAGTTTGTGAGAATTACTGCTTGTTATTCTTGAACGCGCCCGCTGCAATCTTTGTTGCAACTGCACCGAATGAATAAACACCAACGGTAATTGAACCGTCAGCAGTTGATTCTGCACGAAGTTGGTATGAAGTTCCTTCGTACCATGTGTATGCGTCTGGGTTGACGACAAGAAGTGTGCCGTCTCCGTCGCCCGCATTTGTTGGGTCAACGTATAGGTTCAAGCCCGCAACGTTGCCTGTCAATGATGTTGGTGTCGCCAAACCTGCTTGGTTCATTGGGTTTGTAACTGTGTTGTAGATCGGACGACCTGCGTCGTTCAATGTCATGAGGTTTGACCACTGACCTGTTGAAGCAATCAAGTTGCGTGCAAATGGATTTGCAAGTCCAGCAGTTGCGCCATAAACGCTTGCTGAACCGCGTGCGATTACGCCAAGCAACTCAGTCGCAGTTGGGTAAGTTGTTGTTGTTGTTCCGTCAAGTGTTGCACCTGCGATCAACTGTGCGTTGACATAAGCGTTTTGCGACTTAGCCATAGCCGCGACCATGTTACGAAGTAACTCGTCATAAAAGAGGGGACTTGTGCGGGTCAGCAACTCAACGCTAAATTTTTGTTGCCCCGAGAATTTCTTGACGTCCACTGAAAGGAACGCTGAATTCTGATCTGTGTCAGAAAAGATTGCGTCCTCAGCTGCAATTGCAACTGTTGGTGCAGCAGTAATCTTTGGAATTTCAAATGTCATACCAGCGTCAGGCAATGCACCGCGAGAAATCGCGTCAATGCTTGGGCGGATCGTTGTTGATAGTCCGTTGATAACTTCAGACAACTGACGTGTTGGAACAAGTCCAGCATTGTCTGTTGTGTTGTCAGCTGCTAAAACGTATTGGCGTGCTGATTCGTCACCTGTTGCAGCAAGAACCTTATTTTCTAAGTACTTTGCAGCGGTGATTTCAATGCGTGGTGTTGCCTTCCAGCCACCCACATTGTTTGATTGTGCAGTTACTGACTTTGCGGCTTCGACCGTCTCAACGGCTTCCGCTTGTGCGACGGTGTTGTCCACTTCGTCTCCTTCTGTTGTTGGTGTGACTTCAGGTTCGATTGTCGAATCTGAAACTTCGTTTTCGTCAGCGGTTGTTGCGGCAACTGATTCGACGCGTGCTGATCTAATGGCGGGTTCGCTGGTTAATGCAACACCAGTCAATTCGCCCGCAAGAATTCTGACTGTGCCGTCTTTGAGTGTCTCGTATTCGTCAAATGACACCTCAACACTAAATCCGTCTCGCAAGCCTTCCTGCGCTTCAACTAATGCGTCAGTTCCCGCAGTTGTGTTTGCAATTTTGAATGTTGCGTCGATTCCTTCGGCAGTTGATTCAATTGAAAGTGTTTTGCCAATGCGTCGTGTGCGATCGTGTTCAAGGTTTAACAAAACGGCAGTTGGTTCAATTGAACCCGCAGCAAATTGCACTTTACCAATTGAGGCGTTTCCAGTTTCCTCAAATGTCACAATGCGACCGGTGATTGTGCGACTGTTTGAATCGGCAGCCGTGATTGTCATTGGTGTGATCACTTTTTTCATAGCAGCATGTCTTCTTCCTCGCGTATTTCGTCGACCGACATTGCGCCGATACGATTTAAGATTTCATAAACTTGCGCGCGCTCGTAAGGGTTGCCACGCAAGAAGTCGTCAAGATCAAAACGCACTTTGTTTCCTGCTGGTGTGAAATCAGGAAATGAAAGTCGTTCCTCAATGATTGACATGTAATTTCTGAACGCGAAATCTACAAGGTCACGTCGTTTATCTAAGGCATTGGAGTATGTGAAACTCGATTGCTGCGAGTCAGTGAAATACGCTGGCAAGCCACATGCACGCGATAATTCCAGTGCGACATAGTTGCGTGCTTCATTCAGCTGCAAATTCTTTGGGTCATAGCCTAATGTTTCAAGCGTTACGTCAGCATTGAGAAACGCAGTTGATTTGTTTGCACGCGCCGTGCGCCATGCGGTCAGCAACTTTGAAACTCGATCTGCTGGCAATGACGTGCCGTTTGATTTCAAAACCATTTGCGGAATTGGTTCAACTGCAAAATTCATTGCAGCGCGTTCAAGCGCAGCAGCAGCACGAATTGTGCGACCAGCGCGACTTAGCAAACCTTCTTGGAAACCTTGAAACACAACAAGGTTGGCTGGATCAACAAATGCGCCGTCGATTGAATAGGTTGCGATTTCATAACCCATGCCGTTTGTTGTAATCGTGACGCGTTCTGGTGCAATGCGTTCCATTGCGCGAATCTTGCCTGTGTCCGCGTATCTATCCATGACGTATGCATAAGCACTCGGAAAGAAAAATAAATCGGAAATAATCCAAGCCCAAAATGTCGAACCTGGTATTCGTGGGTCAGGTTGATTGATCACGCGCGGTTGTGTGACTTTTTCGCCAGTTGCTTCGTTGCGTGTGTGCATTGGAAGTGACGCAATTGTTTGCATGATTCCAAGTGCGCGCGCACATGTCGGCACACTCATTGCCTCAGCACGCGAAGCGGTGACAATGCCACCAAATAAGAATAGGTTTCCAACTTCACTGTAATACGGCGCAACCGCAGCTGCGTCGACGTTTTGTGATTGGGCTGGAACGGCAGCCTCAACCTTTGGCGTGAATAAATCAAAGAAACCCATGCCCAAATTGTGTCAGGCTTATACGATCAGCCCACCATGATGTCAAGATCATTCTCTGGGCGTGTCGCAAAATGTGTAACTAGCGCGGTGGCAACTGCACCACAAACAACGGCTTGACTTGCACGGCGACCAATCACCCAACCGCCGTCACCACGACGCAATTGCACCGCTGACAAGATTTCGTCCGTCAGCTGACTTTGACCCCTATGTTTCAACCTACCGCTATTTATCGCCGACAATAATTCGTCGCAACTTTGTGGATAACTGGCGTCCATGTCGAAAATTGGAATTCCAGCGGGTGCAAGGCGCGCCGCCACCGCCCCACTCGTTTTCCTACTGTAAAGAACGTATTCAGTCGGATACTTTCGCGCATAATCTGCCAAGTCATTGGCAATGGCTTTGTCGTCTAGTTGTAAATCGTTTTTCCAAGTGTGCAGCATTTTCACAATAAACTGTTCGCCACCGAGTTTTTGGGCGGCAACAAGACTGCCATGTTTTCTATCGGGTGAAAGATCGATTGCCAGCCACGTCAATTTGTCTGGGTCAAGATCGACGCCCTTATCCAAGCAATTGCCCCAACTAGCAGAATCGACCGCACTGGAAATTGCAACAACCCAGCGGCACAAAACTTCAGTCATGACAACGTCAGGCGGGTCTTTCAATACTGACTTGATGTTGTCCTCATGAATCGTGATTCCCATTGCTGGGTTGGCATGCCGTGCATTTTCCACACTGATTTCGTCAGTTGGTGCTGACCATTCAAAGTACCCGATTTCGTCGTCAGCCCCAGCAATCTTTGCCAACGCCCTTTCGCGAAAAGCGTTCAAAACTACACTGCTGGAATCTCCCGCATTTGTGTAAGCCATAACAAGAGGATTTCGCGCAGCCATAAGGGTGTACCGCAAACTTGCAAACGATTCAAGATCATTCATTTCACGCAATTCGTCAAGGTGAATCGTTTCAGGACGGGAAACACCGCGAGCAGCTGAACCACCAGCCTTAACCATGAACCGTGTGCCGTGCAAGGTTTCGATTTCCTCAGCACCGTGCGCCCAACGTATCCGCTTGACCTGTTTTGCCAGCGAATCATTGGCTTCGATCAAGGACACCAACGCTCGGAATTGTTCAAGGCTTGTGGCAAGGCGGTGCGCTGACCCAATCTGCAACGGTTCGTCCCATAGGAAAAGCCCGCCAAGAATTCTGATCTGCTGCAAAAATGATTTTCCGTTTTGACGTGCCACCACGCAAACATTCAGGGGCGTTGCCCAGCGACCGTCAGGCTTGACCTTGTGACTGTGTTCTAGGTAGAACTTTTGCCAATCCATGAGGTCAACCTTCAAACTGGCAGCCAAATCAATCAATTCATGCCCGCGTGAGGGCAAATCGTTCAGCGGTGTGTGGATTCTAGGCGTAGAAATGCCGAAAACACGTTCTGTGTCCCTACCCAAAACCGTTGTAAGCCGATTTAAGACCTTTTCAGGCAGAACGTGACCTTCTGTGACCTTGTTACTCATTTTCGAGGCTTCTGGAGTCGTTTTGGGGCAAATCTGGACAA